NATAGATGACGAGGAGCTTGCCGAAGTAGATGAGGTAAAAAGCTGGCTCGACAAAGTTACCAATCTAATCCACGTACATCTCATTCAGTCAAATTTCCGCCAAGCCTTCTTTGAGTTCCTCAAGCAACTTGCCTGTTTCGGAACTGCCTGTCAGTATGAGGAGAAAGGCAAGACTCAGCCTCTTAACTTCATCTGCTATCATATTGCTGGTGTCTATATATCTTTGGACGCCGAAGGAAATGTAGATACTATCTATCGTTCTTTCGAGTTTACTGCTCGCCAAGCAGTTCAGGAGTTTGGTGCAGAAAACTTGGGAACAGACATTAACGCCGCTTATGGCGATGCTCAAAGAAAGGACAAAAAGTTCCGCTTTATCCACGTGGTTGAGCCGAGAGAAGAGGCTGATAGAAAAAATACCGACCCGTTGACTATGGACTTTGCAAGCACCTACGTAAGCAGGGATGACAAGAAGATTGTCTCTACAAGCGGCTATCCTGAAATGCCTTACCAAGTGTCCTTCTTCGACAGGGACGCTACTGAAACTTATGGCCGCTCTCCTATGATGAAGGAGCTTCCCGATGTCAAAATGATAGGGCAGATGAAAAAGACTCGCATCAAAGGCTGGGAGAAAATGTGTGACCCGCCGATAGTTCTTCCAGATGATGGTTCTATCTGGCCACTTGCAACGCAACCTGGTGGTGTTCTTTATAAAAGGGCAGGTGGAGACGACCCAACGTGGTTTGAGTTCAAGGGTAACTTACAAGGTATGCAGGAGGCAATAGCAGAGGTCAAGTCCGAGATTCGTGCTGGCTTCTTTCTTGACTTGTTCGACGCTCTGATAGACCGGCAGAATATGACTGCTACTGAAGTGATGGCAAGGGTCGAGCAGAAGATGAGGCTGCTAATCCATATTATCGGTCGGATGCAATCGAGCTATTTCAATCCTCTGATACATCGTATCATTGGGATATTGGGCAGAGCAGGCAAGCTCCCGCCTGTTCCTACTGAGTTGGAGAACACCGATTACAGAATTGAGTATCTTGGCCGACTTGCTCTTACTCTAAAAACCTTGGAGTCAGAGGGATTTGTCAAGACAATGACGGAACTCAAGACGATGGCAGACCTTGACCCGGAAGGCTCTCGAATATATTTGGACAACTATGATACAGATATAATCAGCCGTGATATGGGAAGGAACAATGGTATGCCGTCAACATGGCTCAAGGATATTGAGCAGCGAGATAAGGAGCGGGCAGAGAGGGCACAGCAAGCACAGCAGCAAGCAATGTTAGACAGAGCGGGTGATTTGTCAAAAGCTGCCAAAAATCTGTCACAGAAACCCGAAGAAGGGTCTATTACTCAGGAGATGATAAATGCAGCCGCCACTTAGTCAGGAGCAGAAAGAGGAAGTAGCACGAAGAGTCAAAAGGTCGGCTACTTTCCAAAGAGTATTCAAAGGCACAGATGGAGACTTTGTAAGAGCTGAATTGAAGAAACAGGTCAGGGGCTTTGACCCAGACCCTTATATCAATGCCTATAACTGCGGAGTGCGGGACTTGTTACAGTTCATTACAAATGTCCTCGAATCGGATGTGGAAAAAGCAAGGGAGGTATTAGGTGCCAAAGCCGAGGAAAAATGAGAAGCAGGATAGTTATATCCCTCGATGTATTTCTCACGTTATGAAGAAAGAGGGACTTAGTCAGAAACAGGCCCAAGGCAAGTGCTTTGGAATGTATCGTTACTATAAAGGTAAGAACAAGTAAAGGAGATTGAAAATGGCTGACCCAGAAAACCCACAAGCAAGTGGCCCTGATAACTCAGGCCAGAAAGAGAGGAAGAAATGCCGTCGTTGTGGAGTGGAAAGGAAACCGGATGTAGAGTGGATTGCCCCGGACTACTGTAGTGGTATATGTATGAGAGCAGATGGTCTCAGACCCCCATTGGTGGGTAAACCAACCAAGATTGAGGACAAGCCCGCTGACAGGAAAGCTACCTTGGAAGACTATCAGTTTCATTCAGAAGATTACCGCCGTCGACTTGACCCAGAAAGACTGAATTGGGGTGCACCCTTAGATGTTGTACACTTGAAGCAGGCGGGACTAAGAGCCAATCGCATACCGATACCGGGTGATTGGGACTATGTGGGGGAGGAAAAAGAGGAGAAGAAAGAGATAGTAAAGGAGGTGTCAAGTGGATAATACAACAGGCTCGCAGACAGGTGGCCCTGATAATTCAGGCCAAGAAACAAGTATTGTAAACCCCGATGGAAGTTTTGCTGAAAATTGGTACGAGAAGTATGACAAAGCTGACCATCCGACGTTGTCAAGGTTTAAGAACTTTGACGACTACGTGACCTCCGATATGTCTATGAGGAGGAAATTTGGTAAAGACCCTGACAAGCTCTATGAGATACCGGGCGAAGAAGCCTCTGACGAGGACAGAGTTGCTTTCCATCGTGCAAGAGGTGTTCCTGACAAGGCAGAAGACTATAAGTACGAGAGAAGCAAGGATTTGTCCGACAACATCGATACAGATGATGAGAAAGTTGCGGCTTTTGCCCAGATTGCAAAGAAGCATAATCTAACTCCAACTCAGTTTAACGGTATTGTCAATGGCTATCTTGGTCTCGTCGACAAAGACATCACAGCATTTGACCAAATTCAAGAGGACAAGCAGCAGAAAGCAAAGGAAGATGCTGAAGCAGCTCTGAAGAAAGAGATGGGCAACGCTTATGACGAACGAGTAGCCCGTGCCAACCTCCTTCTGCGAAAGTACAAGGGCAATGAGATGGTAGCAGAACTTGGACTTGAAAACAACCCTGCAATGATTAGGTTTCTTGATGCCATCGCTGAGGATATGAGCGAAGACAGGATAAAGGGTCTTGTATCTACCAGTACTCCGTCACCCACTGCTATTCAAGACGAGATAGACAAGCTAAAAGCGCACGATGCCTTCACAGACAGGAAGCATCCTGAGCATAAGAAGGTTCTTACTCAGTTGACCGAACTATATAAACAAAGAGCGAAGAAGTCAGCATAACCTCTCATAGAGAGTCGCTGTGCTAACCTAAAAGGTAGGTCGTCAGACCTGACGAAAAAGGGTAGGAAAGCCCTACTCGTAGTAGACAACCTTTCCGAAGAAAGGACAATTTATTAACTTTTTTTGGAAGGGTATTACTATGAGTATAACACTATCAGGCGGTATTCCGACTTGGTTTATCGACCAATTTTCCGAATCTTTGTACCACGTCTGCCAGCAGAAAGACTCTAAATTCGGCCAAGCTGTAAGGGTCGAGCCGGTTCTTAGTGCCGAGGACAAGTCATTCGATATGATGGATGAGTTCACTCTGACTGAGAAATCTTCTCGTAATCCCGACACTCCGACCATCGACCCGTCGACCCAGAGGCGTTGGGTATCAACAACTCCATATCACAATGCTGTGCTTTACGACCAAGATGATGACTTGTCAATGCTACTTGACCCCACCAGTGACTTTGTTACGGCATTTAGACGTGCTGTCAACCGACAGAAGGACGACATCATTATCGCCGCCTTCGATGCTGCTGTAACAAGCGGCAGGCGTGCTGGCGACACAATCACTTGGGCGTCCCAAGATGGCAACCTTGAGTACACTGGTCTCAACACTGGAAGAATCATCGACCACGACACCAACGTAGGCAACTGTTCCGCTGCCGACACGGGTATGACAGTTGAGAAAGTCCAACTTGCTATCGAATACTTTAGTTTCAACAACGTAGATGAGGACATTCCAATCTGGTGTGCCATCAGTCCCCGTCAGGCAACAAACCTGTTTGGGCAGGAAGAGTACATCAGTGGCGACTACAATCCGGCCAAGCCCCACGCACAGGCACGCATCGTCCGTGACTTTATGGGCATCAATTGGATTGTTTCTCCGAAGATTGTTCTTGGCACCAATAATGCCAGAGATGGCTCCACCGAGGTCTACGAATGTTGGTGTTGGGCAGAAGATGGAATGATTCTTGGCGTCCAAGATGCTGTCAGCGTGAAGATTTCGGAGAGAGCAGACAAGTCCTATGCCCAGCAAGTTTACGTCCACATGAATATGGGTGCAATGCGACACGATGAGGACAAACTAATCAAGATTGAATGTCAGGCATAAGACCTGATGAACTAAAAGATTAACGCCCAGCGGTTAATACGTATGCCGGTTAAGGGCATCTTTTTAGGAGCTAAAAATGAGTTATTCAAATTATGACTACACTTATGGAAGAAGAAACAGAATCATCGGCCCATCACAGCTGGTGGCCGCAGCAAACATTTTCACCCCGACAGCGGCTCAGAAATATACTCTGGGTCTTGAGCTGGACTTGAACGATGCAACCGGCAGGATGTTCAGGTATTGCAAAAATGGAGCTACTGCGTTAGGCAAGTGTAAAATGACGCAAACACCCGCCCACGATGCGGAATCTATTGCCTCGACCGTCCAAACGGCTTACGGTGTTGCTGTAAATAAGACTACGTTTGATATTCTTGTAGCATCTGGCAGTGGGATAACTGCGAACTCTCTCAGAGACGGGTGGATGATTGTAAGTGACGGTGGCACGGCAATGGGTGATATGTACCTGATTAGGTCTAACAAATGGACGACCTCTGATACAGTCCTCAGTGTCACCATTGCTGATGAGGGTGGTCTTCGCAATGCTATTGCTGCCACCGATGACTGTTCCTTTATTCCCAGCAAGTACAAAGACGTGATAGTAACAACGGAAGTACCGGTGGGAGGCCCGGTTGGTGTCCCGCTTGTGGACGTTACCGCTAACTACTATTTCTGGGCACAGTTTAGAGGATATTGCCCAATCTTTACTGATGACACCGATACAATCGTTGTTGGCGACCCGGTTATGTTATCAGTGGATGATACTGCTGCCAGTGATGGCTGCGTTGCACTTGTTGACGCATCAGCAGATGATACTGTTATTGGTAATTGCGTATTCTCAGGTGCCGTGAGCGAGTGTTCGATTATTGACCTGCTGCTTGAGTAGTTGAAAATTCCATAGTTGAACTTAGGGGGCGGGACAGTCCCGTCCCCATCCTTTGAAACTTTTATTTGAGAGGAAAGACAAATGAAAAAGAAGATAGGAAGAATATTAGTTCCTGCCTTAGTAATGCTGATTTTGGCGGCCTCGCTGGTACTGTATGTAATGTTCTCTCCCGCCGAAGCAAGGGTCGTAGGTGGTAATATCGAAGACAGGCTTGGCACTTACAGTGGTGCTGGCTCAGGTCAGAGCCATAACGTGAAGGCATCTCTCGACCTTGCTCACACAGACCTTGATGCGATGATTACCTATGACACCGACGCTCTCGCACTACTTGGCTATGGCAACAGCAATATCTATTACGTTGATAGTGGTACAGCAGGAAGCGCTGGTACGACTTGGGCTACTGCTGTGGCAACCATTGATGATGCGATAAATCTGGTTGGTACTGCTGTTGAAGGCGACACCGGTGCGATAATTTTCGTAGCTGCCGGTCACGCAGAAACTCTGACTGCGGCGGATGATGTAGATATTGACCAACCCGGTGTTAAAATCATTGGTCTCGGAGTTGGTGAGAACCGTCCGACTCTTACCTATACGACAAATGGTGAAGTAGTTATAGGCAATGACGATGTGGAGATTCACAACATCAACTTCATTGCCGGTAACGCCGTTGCTCACGCTATTGACGTTGAGACGGGTTCTGAGAACTGGGTCATTAACAACTGTCGATTTGCTGTAACTACCTTGAATACAGATGAATTTACTGACTGCATTACAACTACTGCTAACAGCGACAATGGCCGCATTACCAACTGTCGGTTCGAGATGGGAGCCGCTTCAGCAGATGCCGCAATACAGAACGTTGGCTGCGATTTTGTTGAAATCTCAGACAATATAATCTCTGGTGACTTTGCTACGGCCTGTATTGAGGACAAAACGACTGCATCAATTTGGCTTATCATTAAGAATAACATCTTGGTAAACGGTACAGTTGGTGGTACAGCAGGATTGAATACTGTTGCTTGTATAAGTCTAAAGACAGATACGTCTGCGATTATTGTCGACAATAAGTTGTTTACCAACGTGGCATCACCTGATTTGTCTATTGTCGCTGCTGACGGCCTCCTTTCAGGCAACACCTATTGTGAGGCTGAGGGTACCTATGCCGGAAGTCAGCCTGTGGCTGGCTGGGGCAAGATAAACAACTTAGTAGCTACAAGCAGTGCTATGACAGCAGGTAATGGCTATGGTGCAGCAGATGACCCTGTTCTCTTTACCGTTACTGGCGATGTTATGGTAAGATGCTTTGCTACCGTTGACACATCTGTTACCTCTACTTCAAATGACACAATCGAACTTGGTGTTACTGGAGATACGGCCTGCATTCTCGTTCAAGATGTAGTAGATGCTACCGCTCTTGTTGCTGGTGATGTATGGACGCTTACTCAAGCGGGCGATACACCGTCGGCTGAGTGGGATGGTGAATGGGTGATTCTTGCTACTGGCACGGACATCTTGCTAACTATTGACGACCACGACCTGACAGCAGGTGTCATTACTTACTACCTACAGTGGGTAGCCCTCTCTCCCGATGGTAATATAACTGACTCGGTAGATTAAGTTTAATAAGGGCGGGGGTATAGACCTTATACCCCTCCCTTATTTTTAAGGAATTATACCATGAGTATGACAGAGAATGCAGCCAATATTGCCCTGTGCAATGAGGCTCTTGGTTTGCTTGGTGCAGCAGAGATAGAGTTAAGCGGCACAACACAAAACCATGTCTACTGTACGACTTTCTTCGATGACTGCCGTGACGAAATACTTGAAAGCCATCCCTGGAACTGGGGAATGCTATTCAAACCACTGACCCGCTTTTTGGCTACGACAATGCCTTTACAGTACCATCCGACTGCCTGCGGGTTTTGAAGATAGAGGATGACCCCGAAGCCAAGTGGCGGAGGGAAGGAGACCTAATCCTCACCGATGAAGGTGAAGGTGCTCCTGATTGGGTAACGGCTACGGACTACCTTGCAGGACAATACATTGACTCGGATACATCAGGCGACACGTTGACGTATCTCGTAGATACGGCGTTTACATCTTCCACCGAGGCAACTGACATAAGCTCGTATTGCACTTCGCAGGGTGATGACTACGAGATACTTGAAGTAGAATACATTTACCAAGTGACAGATGTATCTACCTATCCTAAGTTTTTGAGATGGTGTGTGGTGCTAAATCTTGCCTCGAAACTTGCCTCTCCAATAAAGCAGAGTACAGAGGCGGCTATTGGCTTTCAGGCAATGCTCTATGGAAGTTCCAAAGTTATGGGATATATGTCACTGGCTCGTTCC